CATAAATCATTGGGAAAGTACATTACTGTGGGTCAATCTGACACTAATGCTCTCTATGTGTCGGCACAGTTCTGTACTTTCCCAATGATTTATGTGGAAGAAGTGTTCACCCCTGCGGCCAAGTTTGTGTGGTTTGAGGGTTGCGTAAAATCTAATTTTGGTCGTGTTCGTATTTACAATGCTGGCAGTGCAGACGCTTGGATTGGGACAGCACAATCAACTTACGATTTTATTGATTGCGAAAGCAACCTTGTTTTTGATTGGACGGACGCATTTGGCAGTGAGGCAGTTACAGTCAAATTTTTGTCTTGTGATGCCACAATTTCAGAAAATGCGCCAGCAGGCGGCCCCGCGCAAAGCCGCCCAATCACCATTCTTGCCTGTGATTTAGCAACGCTTAACACCGGCGCAAGCAACGCTGAAAATGAAGGTGGTCGTTGGTACGTTTCAAACGGAAACATTACGACACTGCAAGTTGGACGCAATGATTACGCTACCAACCCACGGTCTGTTCTTTCTGCTGATTCAGTGGTCTTTGAAAACATTGACATTGGTAATTTTGACATTCGTGACCCTGAAGAATCATCTGCATCGTTTTCAAATTGCAGGATCAGAAACTTTGGCTCAACCTTTAGCGGCTATGTTCGATTGTTAAATTGCTACATTGACGCAAACATCACATTTACTGGCGACAATACATCTTCATTAAACTACCAATCTAAAGTTTATGCCGATGGCACTTATTTTGGCGGCACGTTTAACACTGTAGGCAATGTAGTGGGTCAAATTATTAACAGCACAATTGTTGGCAATATGACCGCAACAACAGGTGGAACATCTGCAATAGGTTTGTGCTTCTTAAACTCTGGTTGCAACGGCACTGTTGCAGCTGCTTTTGGTAATCCTCCCGCTTTGGCTGAGATAGATGGTGGTGTTAACTGGGGCCGTGGCAAACGCATCGACAACATCGCATCGGCTGTTAGTGCGCCTAAAGGCTGGATTTGCACTGTATCGGGCAACCCAGGCACTTGGGTTTCTGAAGGCAATTTATAACCGTGCCAGTGCGGGTCACTGGATTCTTGGTTTTGATTGGAGATCAAAATGGCGCTAGAGAAAATTCAAACTGTTGACCGCATCGAGGTGGTTGAAAACGGCTGCGTCCAAGTACGCACCGCTACTCGCATCATGGAGGATGGCAAACAGATCAGTGTCAACTTTCACCGGCATGTTGTTGCCCCCGGCGATGGCTACAGCAACGAGGACGCCCGTGTGCAGGCCATTTGTGCTGCGACGCACACCTCTGACGTGATTGCCGCGTACAAGGCCTCGCAAAAAACTTGACTCTTTTACGCAACAGCGTAAGATTTAACCGTACTGGTGCGGCTCACCAGGGATTCATTAGGAATCACAATGTCTGAAAATGAAGTAGTAGCGGAACAAGTACCCGCGCCGGAACCGGAAGCTACGGCAGCACCGGAACCCGAAGTTGTTGCCCAAGAGGCAACTCAGCCGGAGGAAAAGCCTGCCAAGACGTTCTCCCAAGAGGAGCTCGACGCGCTGGTAGGCAAGAGGCTTGCACGGGAACGTCGCAAGTGGGAACGAGAGCAAGCGCTAAAAGCGCCTGAGTCCCAAGCTCAGACGCCCGCCACGCTGCCTGACCGGGACATCGACCCCGACGCCTACGCGGATGCTTTGGCAACCCGCAAAGCCGAGGAGCTGTTGGCCAAACGTGAGGCAGACCGGCAGCAGCGCGAGCTGTTGATGGCCTATAAGGAACGTGAAGAAGCGGCTTTTGACAAGTACGACGACTTTGAACAGGTCGTGTACAACCGATCGCTGCCGATTACGAACGTTATGGCCGAGACGATTCAGGCTTCGGATGTTGGCCCCGATGTAGCATACTACTTAGGTTCTAACCCCCGCGAAGCTGAACGTATTTCCCGTTTGTCGCCCTACCTACAAGCCAAGGAGATTGGTAAGATTGAGGTCAAATTGACCGACAATCCGCCAGTTAAACGAACAACCAACGCGCCCCCGCCGATTAAGCCTGTGACGGCTAAAACCGTAGGCGCGCCGGCCCGAGACACGACGGACCCACGCTCAGTCAAGGACATGAGCACGTCGGAGTGGATCGAAGCCGAGCGTCTGAGGCAGATTAAGCAGTGGGAAGCGCGACGTACCCGCTAACTTCTTTTTTGGAGATTTATTGTGGCTAATACACTTCTTACTATTGACATGATTACGCGGAAGGCTCTGGAAATCCTGGAGAACAACCTCGTAATCACCCGCAACGTGAACCGTCAGTACGACGACAGCTTCGCTGTCGAAGGTGCCAAGATTGGTTCGACCCTCCGCATCCGTCTGCCGGATCGCGCTCTTGTGACCGACGGCGCTGCGCTTCAGGTTCAGGACGACAACGAGCAATTCACCACGCTCACCGTCGCCTCCCAGAAGCACATCGGCGTCAACTTCACCAGCGCCGAAATGGCCCTCCAGTTGGACGACTTCGCCGAGCGCGTGCTCAAGCCGCGTATCAGCCAGCTCGCTTCCAGCATCGACGCCGACGTGGCAAGCTCGTACAAGAACGTGTTTCAGTCGGTCGGTACGCCTGGCGTCACCCCCGGCACCTCGCTCGTTCTGTTGCAGGCGCAGCAGAAGCTGAACGAAGCTGCCGCTGGCATGGCCCCGCGCTACGCCACCGTCAACCCGGCGGCCAACGCTGGCCTCGTCGAAGGCATGAAGGGCTTGTTCAACCCGGTTGATTCGATCAGCCGCCAGTTCAAGAACGGCATGATGGGCGAAGGCATCCTCGGCTACGACGAAATCAACATGTCTCAGTCGATCAAGCAGCACACCAACGGCTCGGCCTCTCGCGCGGACACCCCGATCGTGAAGACCACGCTGACCAACGGTGCCAACAAGCTGACGCTCGACAACGTGACCGATGGTCTTACCCTCGTCCCCGGCGACGTGTTTACCATCGCTGGCGTGTATGCGGTCAACCCGCAGACCCGCGAGTCCACTGGTGCGCTCCAGCAGTTCGTGGTGCAGAACAGCGTGACCTCGGCCTCGACCGAGTTCGTCGATGTTCAGTTCCTGCCGGCTGTGTACGGCCCGACGCACGCCCTCGCCACGGTCAGCAAGCTGCCGACCGCCGGTGATGTCGTGACCTACGTGGGTGCCGCTTCTGGCCAGTACGCTCAGAACCTTGTGTACCACAAGGATGCGATCACGTTTGCCACCGCCGACCTCCTGCTCCCGCAGGGTGTTGACATGGCGTCGCGTCAGGTTCACAACGGCATCTCCATGCGCGTTGTCCGTCAGTACGACATCAACAACGACCGTATGCCCTGCCGTATCGACGTGCTGTATGGCTACTCGGTGATCCGCCCGCAGATGGCCTGCCGCATCTGGGGCTAATTTTTAACTTTATTCACGGAGTAACTAAATATGGCACTTCCTAACGGTACTAGTGGCTATCAGGTTGGCGTCGGCAATGCTGCCGAGCCGCTTATGGGCGTTCTCGGTCCGGTGACGGCGTATGCTGGTGCGACGGGCACCATCGCCGTTGCCGACCTTGTGAACGGCGTGTTCTCGGTAGACTCGGGCAGCACCAGCGCCGGCACCTACTCGTTCGCAGCGGCTTCGCTGCTGGACGCAGCAGTGGCCAGCGCCCGCGTGGGCAGCACGATCGACTTTTTCTGCGTCAACCTCGGTGACGACGCAGCAAACGACGTGACGTTCTCGGGCACGGGCTGGACGATTGTGGGCGCTGCGGTGGTTGCTGACGGTACGTCGGCCCACTTCCGCGCTCGCAAGACTGGCGATGCTACTTGGACTTGCTACCGCATCTCGTAATGGCAACGCCCCCTACGGGTAACACCGTAGGGGGCACTCTTTAAGAGGACTTATCTATGCCAAATACACAGGCAGTTGGTGTTGCCTTCTCCGACCCCGAGCTTGATGGTGCCGTTATTGGCACCTCTGGCGGTACGGTCGGCTTTTACGGCACGACTCCGGTAGCCAAGGGCGCAGCGCTTACGACGCAATCGACGACGATTACGTTTACGGCGCCGAGCCCGGCTGACTTCGCAATCCAGGACTTGACACAATCAACCCCGTTTGGCTTCGTTACGAAGAACGAAGGCAACACGGTGCTTGCTGTCATCAAGAACCTCCAGGATCGCGTGGGCCAGCTTGAGGCTCGTTTGCAGGCTTACGGGCTGTTGCCGTAACTATGAACATATATCTTCGCCACCCGGTTCACGGACTAAAAATCGCCATCTCGGATGTAGAGGCGGCTATGGACCACGAGCACGGTTGGGAGGAGTATGATCCTTTGGAACCGGCGGCGCGGCAGGGTGAGCCTGCTGCGTCGCCGGAGCCAAACCAGTTGAAGCGTCGCCGCAAGGCAGTAGCGGCTGAAGCCTAGAGGGCTACACAATGGCTGTAACAGCCCAAAGCCTTATCAACAAATCGTTGCGATTGTTGGGCGTATTGGCGTCTGGCGAAACGACGACGGCTGATGAAGCGCAAGATTCGCTCTACAGCCTGAACTCTATCATCGACTCGTTTTCGGCCAACCCGCAGTATTACTTCTGCACGCAGGCCGAGCAGTTTACGCTGGTCAACGGGCAGAGCACGTACACGATCGGCAACGATCCCGATACGTCACCTGCCGCGAACTGGATTGCAGCGCGGCCTATTCGCATCGTCGGCGCGTTTGTGCGTGTATCCAATGTGGATACGCCTTTGGCGATGATTACCGAGCAGTATTGGACCAACATTGCCAATAAGGCTGCAACGGGCACGCCGACCAAGTTGTTGTATCGACCCAACATCCCGTACGGGCAGGTGGTGCTATACCCCACACCCAATGCGGCGGTGTCGATCTTTATTAAGGCTGAACGTATGATTCAGCCGTACGCCACGCTAGTTACGACGCAGTACCTGCCGCCGGGTTACCAGCGTTTGCTGGAGCTGTCGTTGGCGATGGAGCTAGCGCCGGAGTACGGCTCACAGGTCAAGCCTGAGATTATCGCTAATTTGCGTGCTGACCTTGACAGCCTGATCCGCACGAACATTCAGCCGTTGCCGGTTAACAAGACCGATAACGTGCCGAATACGAACACGACGTTTAACATGCCCCCGATTTAGGTGAACCATGGCAACTACCCGTGAGCTTTTGAGTGGTGCGCATCGTTTGCTGGGGCTTGTGAACTCAGGCAACGTGCTGCCTGAAGCCGTGTACCAAGACAACCTTGTCGCGCTCAACCAGATGATTGATAGTTGGAGCACCGAACGTTTGGCGGTGTTCTGTACGCAAGATCAGACGTACTATTGGGAAGCCGGCAACCGTATCCGCACGCTTGGTCCTACTGGCGACTTTGTATACATCCTTGCTAACCAGTCAGACACCCCGATTGTCACGCAAGGCGACGACTACATCGGCGTCGATGACGCGACCACGCAGCGCCCTATTTTGCTTGACGATTCTACGTATTTCCGCGATCCAACGACTAACGTGTCGTATGGCATCAAATTTATCAATCAGTTGCAGTACAACAACATTGCGGTTAAAACGGTGCAAAGCACTTACCCGCAAGTAATGTTTGTTAACAACACGTTCCCTAACATTACGCTGTCGGTATATCCAGTACCCAACCGTATGTTGGAGTTTCACTTTATTTCGGTGCAGCCTTTGGCTAATCCGACAACGCTTGAGACTGATTTGGCGTTTCCGCCAGGCTATTTGCGGGCGTTTCGATACAATTTGGCGCTTGAGCTTGCGCCGGAGTTCAACGTGGAGCCCCCAACCGAAGTGCGTCGGGTGGCGATGTACAGCAAACGCAATCTCAAGCGCATCAACAACCCGCACGATCTCATGGCTATGCCGTACAGCCTCATGGCGCGTCGCAACCGTTACAACATTTACGCCGGGAATTTCTAACTATGGCGACTAAAATCACCATTTCTAACCTTCCGGCTACATCTTCGTCTTCGGGCGCGGATGAGTTTGTGTTGGTTCAGAGTAACCTGACTAAAAAGATTACTAACACTAATCTGTTTACTAGCGCTACTTTGACAAGCCCAACGCTGGTTACGCCGGCGCTTGGTGTGGCTACGGCTACTAGCGTCAATAAAGTGGCGATTACGGCTCCGGCTACGTTGGCTACGCTAACAATCGCCAACGGTAAGACGCTGACGGCCAATAACTCAATTACGTTTGCTGGCACTGACGCCACGACAATGACTTTCCCATCGTCAAATGCGTCTATTGCCCGCACTGACGCTGCGCAGACGTTTACCGGCACGCAGACCTTTGCAAACGCTGTGGTCGGCAGCGTGCAAGCGCTCTCTGGCCCCGGCGCCGTTAACGTCACAACGGTAACGACCGCGTTTACTTCTACCGGCGCGGGCAATGCTTTGACATTGGCCGATGGCGTGGCGGGGCAGCTCAAGGCCATTGTGTATGTCGCCGAAGCCGCAGGTGCCGACACGGGGGTGCTCACGCCGGCTAATTTTGGCAACGGTACGACAATCACTTTTAACGCTGTTGGCGAAAGCGTGTTGTTGCAGTTCCTCGGCACCGACTGGTGGATCGTGTCCAACAACGGCGCCATTGTCGCCTAAACCATGAAAACACCTATTCTTGGGTCATCGTATGTGGTGCGTAGCCCCAACGCGGCTGACGCGCGCATGGTCAACTTGTACCCCGAGGTTATCCCCGAGGGCGGTAAGGAGCCGGCGTACCTTCAGCGTTGCCCTGGCATGGAGCTGATTGCATCGGTTGGCTCTGGACCGATTCGTGGGCTGTGGAATCGAGAAAACGACATCTACATTGCTTCGGGCAATGAGCTGTTTAAAATGACGCCCAGCATTGCCATCACCAAACTCGGTGACATTACCGGCACCGGTCCGGTGTCGATGGCCGACAATGGCTTGCAACTGTTTGTGGCGTGTAACCCAGACGGATACATTTACAACTTTACAACGGGCGTATTTGCTCAGATTACCGATCCAGACTTCCCCGGTGCCGTCACCGTGGGGTATCTGGATGGGTACTTTGTTTTTAACGAACCCAATAGCCAGCGCATTTGGGTGACCAAACTGCTTGACGGCTTGTCTGTTGACCCGCTTGACTTTGCGTCGGCCGAAGGTTCGCCTGACGGCCTTGTGGCTGTGATGATTGACCACCGCGAAGCGTGGCTCTTTGGCACTAACTCAACCGAAGTTTGGTACAACTCGGGCAACATCGATTTCCCGTTAGAACGCATCCAAGGCGCCTACAACGAAGTGGGTTGCATTGCGCCGTATTCGGTTGCCAAGCTCGACAACACCGTTTTTTGGTTAGGGTCGGACGCACGCGGACGCGGGATTGTTTACCGCGCGAATGGCTATCAGGCCGCGCGCGTATCGACGCACGCCGTTGAGTTTGCTATTCAGCAGTACAGCGATATGTCCGACGCGCTGGCGTACACATACCAGCAAGACGGCCACGCATTTTACGTGTTGATTTTTCCGTCCGCCGATACGACGTGGGTGTTTGATGCCGCGACTGGCGCATGGCACGAACGTGCCGCGCTCGTTAACGGCGAATACAAGCGCCATCGATCTAACTGCCATGCAGCCTTCAACGGCTATCCGACCGTTGGCGACTTCCAAAACGGCAACATTTACCAGTTCAAACTGGATGTGTACTTAGACGCTGGCGTAGTGCAGAAGTGGCTGCGCCGCTGGCGCGCGCTGCCCACTGGGCAGAACAACCTGACCCGTACAATCCATCACCAGTTGCAACTTGACTGCCAGACGGGTGTGGGCCTTTCGGGTGATGCGTCCTCATCGGCGCTGGATTTGATTCTGTCAACTGAAGGCGCGGTTGAGATTGAGACTAACCAGGCTGTAGCGCCTAACACCACACCAAGTTCGCTTTATGCGTTGATTGGCCCGAACGTCGGCACCGACCCCCAGGTCATGCTGCGCTGGTCCGACGATGGCGGTCATACTTGGAGCAACGAATACTGGCGCGACATGGGGCCGATTGGCACCACGCAAACCCGCGTCATCTGGCGTCGGCTCGGCGCGACGATGAAGTCGCGCGATCGCGTATATGAAGCCTCGGGGACTGACCCCGTTATCGTGGCTATCATGGGAGCGGAGCTACAGCTTAGCCCGACTACCGCATGACCGTACCTAACACGACTAACATTCCGGCACCTCGCGTGCCGTTTGTAGACGAGCGTACGGGCGTAATCTCGCGCGAGTGGTTCCGGTTTCTTAACAACCAGTTTCAACTGACGGGCGGCGGCACAACCGCCATCTCGCTCGCGGACCTTGAACTTGCGCCATATAGCGACGCCGCGACTGAGGCTGAGCTGACTGCTACGCAAGCAAGAGTTGAAGCGTTAGAGCTGCGTCCGCCTCGGCTAGAGTTTACGCCTGTAAGTTTTGGGTCGTTCTTTTCTACGCAAACGCAAGCGGCGACCACGATCAACACTGCTAAAGCCATCACGTACAATAACGCCGATACGGCGTACGGCATTTACCGCGACCCGGCGGACAACAGCAAAATCAAGGTCTCGCGGCCCGCCATCTACAACGTGCAGTTTTCTATTCAGGTGGACAAGACTTCGGGCGGCAGCGGCAAGTTTTATATCTGGCCAGCTATCAATGGCACAGCCGTCGCTAATTCAGGTTCGTTGATTCAAATTCAGGGTAATAACGCCGAAATTTTCTCCGCTGCAAACTATTTTTTGCCGCTGTCCAACGGCGACTATTTTCAGTTATATTTTTCCGTTGACAGCCTTGACGTGCAGTTGCAGCACTTTGCGGCTTCTAGCCCTGTGCCCGCAATTCCATCTATCATATTGACCGTGATGCAGGTGTATATATGACCGTATTTCTCTCCCCGCTGGCCGGTGCCGGCGCACAGTTTTTTGACGGTGCGGGCAACCCGCTTGCGGGCGGGCGCATCTTTACCTACACGGCGGGCACCACGACGCCAGAGGCGACCTATACCAGCATTGGTGGCGGTACAGCGCACACTAACCCCATCGTGCTCAACTCCGAAGGCCGCGTACCGGCGGAGATTTGGCTGTCCGAGGCGGTCAGCTACAAGTTCATCCTGCAAACGGCGACTGGCGCGCAAATCGGCACGTACGATGACATCTCGGGCGTTAACGATTTGACGGTTTCGGGCATTAGCTGGTCAAACGTCACGGGCACACCGACGACGCTTTCGGGCTACGGCATTACCGATGCGTTGTCAACGGCGACCGCTGCGGCGACTTACGCCCCAATCGCAAGCCCGACGTTTACCGGCACGGCGTTGATTCCAGACAACGCGCCGAGCAACACCAACTTTCCGGTCGGCTACCGCGAGGCGCCACTTAACAGCCAAACGACGGGCTACACTCTTGTCGCTTCGGACGCGGGTAAAACCCTCGTAATGAACGGCAGCAGCGTGACGCTGACTATTCCGGCCAACTCAACTGTGCCTTTTCCGACGGGCACGGTGTTTATTGTGATTAACGTCAACAGCACTGCGCTGTCGATTGCGATTACCTCTGACACCTTGACGCTGGTTAACAGCACCACGACCGGCACGCGGACACTTGCGCGGAACGGTGTGGCGACGTGCATCAAGATTGGCGCGACTTCTTGGCTCATCAGCGGAGCGGGCTTGACCTAATGAGCGGCGCCACCCTTGTTGCGTTCATTAACGGCAGCTCTGGCGGGGCTGGGGCTGGCGTGTTTGACTTTTCTGAGCCGGGAGCCGGGTCCGTTGCTATCCCCGTGGGCGCTTTAGGCGTAACCATCCAAGTCTGGGGCGCCGGCGGCGGCGGCGGATACGGTTACAGCGGATTTATTGCCCCCGGCGAGCCTGAAGTGTTTGCAGGCGGCGGCGGTGGCGGCGGCGGCTACGTTAAGACCATTTTGTCGTTGTCGGGGCAAGACGGTAAAACCATCAACTACATTGTCGGATTGGGCGGCGCGGGCGGTACGGAGTTTTCGCCCAACGGCAACTCGGGCACGTTCTCTAACGTGTCGAGCGGCACTTCGGGGACTCCCTATACCATTACGACCATGACCGCTAACGGCGGTAACGGCGGCGATTCGGGGGAGTTTGCTAGTCAAGGTGCTGGCGGTACAGCTACGGGTGGCAATACCTCCAACACAACGGGTAACGGCGGAGCATTTTTCACCCAAACTGGTGCGGCAGGAATTGCCGGCGATGCCAGCCTAACGGCAGGTGCAGGCGGTAACGGTGGATTCTTTTTCGGCGGCGACGCCGGACTTGCAGGCCGCGTGCGGTTTGTCTTTACATTCTAAGGTGACATATGGCAGTTAGCATCAGAGTGCTGATTCCGGCAAAAATCGCCGAAAACAGCCAAACAACTCAGTACACAGCGACCAATGTGTCGGCCATCATCGACAAGTTTACGGCCACCAACTACAGCAGCGCGGCCGCAACTTTGTCGGTTAACATTGTCACGTCGTTTGACAACGCCGGTAATCAGAACTTGATTGTCAAGTCTAAAACGCTTCTGCCGTCTGAAACGTACACATTCCCCGAATTGGTCGGGCAAGTGCTTGCACCGGGCGGGCTGATTTCAACGTTAGCTGGCACGGCTACGGCCATCAACATCCGTTGCTCGGGACGCGAAGTGTCGTGATTGTCCGCGACGCCATCGCAGAGGACTTGCCACGATACCTGCCGCTTGCGCAGGCGTTCCATGCGGCGTCCCCGATGCACGGCGTCATCCCGTTTGACGCGGATGGGTATTCAGACTTTTACTTACGCGCCATCCACGATCCGTCGGTTGGCGTCTGGTTGGCTGAAGACGATGGCAAGATTATTGGCATTGCCGGTGCATTGTTCTACCCTATGTACTTCAGCCCGACCAGTATGGTAGTGCAGGAGTTGTGGTGGTGGCTGACCCCCGAATCGCGGGGCAAAGGAGCTGGTCAAGCCATGTACAAAACGATTGAATCGTGGGCAGCCGCAAAAGGCGCAGTCGCGCTTTTTATGGTTGCCCTTGAAGATGAACGCGCGGATAAGATGGCTAATCTTTATGCGCAAAAAGGCTTTCGTCCTATGGAACGCACGTATATTAGAGAGGTGGCGTAATGGCCATTGGAACCGCAGCAGCAATTCTTGGCAGCGCCGTCATTGGTGGCACTATCGCATCGCGGGGGGCCAGCAAAGCTGCCCGAGCGCAGACCCAAGCCGCCGATCAAGCGGCGCAGGTTCAGCGGGATATATTTGAGCGGCAGACGGAGCTGCAAGAGCCGTTCCGTCAGGCGGGCATTACGTCGCAAAACGAGCTGCTCCGACTGCTTGGCCTTGGTGGCGACTCCACGGCGGCTGATTACGGCAGTGTAGGGCGCCCGTTTACTGCCGAACAAATGCAAGCCGACCCTGGCTACGCGTTCCGTCTGGCGGAAGGCGAAAAGGCTTTGGAACGTATGCAGTCCGCTCGTGCGGGCTTGTTAAGTGGCGGAGCGATCCGCGCTGGTGTGCGGTACGGGCAGGAGATGGGTTCGCAGGAGTACATGAACGCCTTTAACCGCGCGCAGGCGCTGATGGGTACGCGCCTCGGCGCGCTCGGCAGCCTCTACGGCGCGGGGCAGGCCGCCGCGCAGCAGGTTGGTCAACAGGCTGGCCAGATGGGCACCAATGTCAGCAACCTGATGATGGGCGCCGGGCAGGCTCGCGCGTCGGGCTACCTCGGCCAATCGAACGCACTTGCGCAGGCGCTGGGGCAGGCAGCTACTGGTTATGGCCTCTACCGGGGCGGGTACTTTGGCCCGACCGGCGGCGCGCCGAGCGGCGCCAACCTTCAAGCGGTGAATTACATGGGCCCGCAATACGGGAATATGGGGTAAGTCATGGCAGTCATCGGTGCAACCCAATTGGAGCCCGTCAACGTCCTCGGGCAATACGTTCAAGGGTTAGAGGCCGGGCGCGCGACACGCCGGCAGCGTGCGGCAGACGAAGCCGCCATGCTGGAGGCGCAACGCGCCGCAGAGCTGCGCAACTTTCTTTCCACCGCTGATCTTAGCAAGCCCGACGCGCAGAACCAGCTTTTGCGGTTTGGCAAACCTGGCGCCGACGTGGCAACCTCGTTGGCTGATATTGCAAGCAAGCGCGCCACAATGCGCGGCACGGAGTTGGGTAAC